ACTGGGGGGGCTACCAGTGGGAGTGGTGTTCTCTGTTTGTGGCTGGACAGCAGGGGTCGAAGACCCACTAGTGTCCGTCTGCTGGACAGGAGTAAGAGAAATCGTACCATCATTGGCGGGAGGAACGTACGGAGCGGCACTGGAGGTAGACACAGCAGGTGTAGTCTGACCAGCGTGTGAAAGCGGATCAGAAGTTGGACCGGTAGTGGAATACCCAGGCGGTAAATTAGGAACGTAAGAAGAGTTACTAGCTGTAGAGCTAGCAGCAGTGTTAGCGGCACTGCTGGCACCTGTGAGGGAGTTTGTTGTTGCAGATAGGAGGTATTTAAACCAAGAGGTTCCTAAGTCTCATAGGTCGTACGCAAGTTCCCTGGATATTGGTGGGGCTGCCACCGTCCCATCCTGGGAGTAAGCCTAAATAGGCAAGGACGTAGGGGGGGGATCCAACGCAGTGCAGTGTTTTGTCTTTTAAGGTTTGCGATTTTATATAGACTAGCAGGATCATAGCGTGGAGGTCCGTGTTTAACGACCCGTCGGTCGTGGGTATAGAGGGGGGGTATATTTTTGATAGAGTAAACTAGGCGACTGTTCCGGTAAACGGGAAACAGTCAGTCTTAGTCGACTGGTAGATCAAGGTTGATCTACTGGTACAGTCAGGCCAAGCGTTGTAATGCTCGTACAGGGCATCGGATATTCTTTTAGACAGGCTCCATTCATCGGGGGGATGAAGAGCCAGTTCCATAAGAGAGTTCTGAACGTTGATGCGAGTGATCTCATCTGCAAGGGGTCCGCGTTGAGTCCAGTAGGGCATTTCCGTGATCGTGTCCATGGCGAGGGGGGCGACATACCTATCCAAAATAGGTTCATGTCGGAACGTCCGCTTAAGAAACCCGATCTGGTCTAGTGAGCGTAGAGGTACAAGCGCCTCATCTTTGGTCTCAGTGGTGTAGGTCATTCCGAAGTTCTTTAAGATTCTCGCAAGAGAAATCTCATTGAAGTTGGGAGCGTACTTATTGGAGACAGAGAAAGCGCCATCATCCCCATAGGTAACCAGGTAGACGTTCGAATTGAAGTCGTGGATAGGTAGATTAAGGTCAATCCAACCCATCCTAACTACAAGCTGGTGGTAGTGGGAGTTGATGAGAGTAGTGAGCGGGTGGCCGCTAGGGAGCGAGGAAAGCCACTTGTATATGGAGGATCCCTGGGCGTGCCTAGAATTAACAAGCTCGAGCCACAAGATCTCTCTAACAAGAGCGTTTTCCTCTCCATCATCGTAGAAACGCTGGATGATGTCGAGTATAGCGTAGTGAACAACAGGGATCTCAGAACCATCGAAAGCTTTGAAATCACCAGAACCTACTCTAGATTCTCCCTTGGGGGAGTACATCTCGAGACAGGCAGCGACGCGATTCCAGTCGATGGAATAGACGTTAATACCAACTCCAAATCCGTTGTCAATCTTATTCTCTTGACAGTACAAACTGTAGGAGCCGAAATACTCTCGGTAGACCACGAGTAGTTCGAACGGGCACATTGAGAACAAGCGAGTCGAGCCAACAGCGCACTTAGCCAAGGTCCGACGCTCATCTTTAAGAGCATCCACAAAGACATGGAGTGATCTTTTCCGTTTGAGCGCGCGATCCACTATGAGTGAGCAAGCGGTGCGCAACTCGGCAACACGATGGTTGGACATGTCAAAATCTTGACCATCTCCAAACCAGAAGAACTTACCGTGTTTACGGTCTCTACCGTTGGCACAGTGTGGGAACCCAGGACTGGTCTTTCTGGATATGGCGTTGAAGTTAGCGTCACCAGATATCCCTAGAATTGCTTCCTCAAAAGATAGCAACCTAGAGACGAAAGGGGTCGTGGATTTAGACTTGATGAAGTCAAAAAGCGAGTCTCTGGCAGAATCGACTGTCAACTGTGGTATGTGGACGGGGGGTATACAGTACTTCGAAAGAGCAATTACCATAGGGTCAATGATAACGCCATCCCTACTGAACGGTCGCAGTGGAGCGGGGGATGTCAGAGGGTCTCCCCAAGCACCATACAGCTTCGAACGGGTGAGCGAGGTTTTCATGTTGGAACTGAGCTTGAGGGGAGTCGTGAACTCCGGGGTAAAGCGTCCATCAAGGATCTCAGCACACTGAGCAGTGATCTCGTACGAGGGCTCATCTTCGACCTGGGGACCAAACTCGAGGAAAGACTCTAACAAGTCTTCTCTAGTGAGCAGGGAAGAGAACCCATAGCCGTACTTTTCTGAACCTGCAGTATGTAAGCCCAGAATTTTCTTGGCGGCAGTGGTGGGGTCGAGCAGAGTGAAGAGACCTCCACAGTCACCATCGCGAGTGGGAGCG